GATAACCGTTCCTAAAGGAATTATATGGTCCAACCAAAGGTTTCGCCATCCTAATTACCTTAGTATGCGGATGCATCTTAGTAAAGTCATACGAGTTAAAACTGGTAAGATCTTTCTAATCTGCAATAAATTCCACAATATCATGTGTATCCTTAAAGGACCAGATGGTATCTTGCGTGGTGGCTACAGCCCTATTATAGAGGTTTCTATAAACCTCATAGTACGGCATAAGCATTGGAGAATACTCGAGTGATCCTGAACTCCCAAGGGAGGACAGGACTGCAACTCTACTAGACTCTAACTCTTTCAATAACGAAGACTTATTTCTACCATACCACCTGACAAGGGAGTACCGTAGAATATCATCCAAGTAACATCTCACGTTCGAAGAACATGGGATAGAAAGGTTGCACCAAGTTAAAACTTTACTATTGATGCATAAGGGCTAACCACGATTACATAGTAACATGGCTACCTCCTACACAATCATAGATCGAAGTTTGTATGGGCCTAATTTCTTATCAACCTAGTTAAAATATTTACACTAGATTGGTTTAGATATTACCCATTTACTATTTCGCCTTTCAACAGTATCTGCAAGGAAACCAGGCAGAACTGATAATAAGGGAACCCTTAGGAGTTGGGTCCATGTTAATGGGCTTACCTCAGATGGGCCTGAAAATAGTCTTTTGGCAAATTCAAACATGTTTCGAGATCTTATTGATTTTGAAGCATTGATTGAAACTCCAAGTAACTTAGTCATTACGGTATGATATCTAGATGCAAGATTATTATCCCACAGCTAAACATCATCCCCTAATAAGAAATACGTTGATGCATCTTGCTCATCAAGATCAAGACCACACGATTTTATTACTAAGTGGTGAGTTAAGGCAAATACAGCCCATGAGCTATAAGCACCCATTGGTTGTCCTCCCTTATACTCTATGTCGCAATCCCTCAAGTCTGGATAGAACTTCAATAGAAGTGCTGATCTAAGACGGAAAGGTAATCCGATCATTAAGAACTTCCATGACTCTGCGTATTTAGAACTTATTAAAAGGCTAAGTACGTATTCTTGAAGCTCAACTGGGAATCTATCTGTTGCTGCCGATAAATCGAAAGAATATTTGAATTTATCCACAACTTCAGGAAGTCTCAGACGGTACGATTGTTGGTTCAAAGTCATGTCACATGCTTTAAACCACAATGGTAAACGATTAATTATGAAGAGATGGAGTGGACGTAAGGCAGCTTGAGACCAATAGTCAAAAATTGCAATTACTCTCACTTTCCCTCCAGGATCAACAATTGAAGTAAGGAATCGTAAAGAATCCTTATTCTTTAGTTTAAGACCCTTTGGTATAAGATTATCAGCCCAACCTATCCCCCTCTTAGGGAAGAGGTAGAATTGGGATGCGAAGCTTAAAACCCCCGATATGGACTCAATTATAAAACTACCAGCTACTACCCTGAGGTGTGGTTTGATAATTTTAAATTGTTCTGACCCTAATTCACGCTATGCGGAGAAGAGGGCTGGACCCATCGGACCTGATTTAAGAGACTTATGGAATTCATAGAACCCTAAGTCCTTGACAGGAATTTTGATATCAGGTCTTGAAGCCTAGTAGAATTTAATATTTAATAGTAAATTCTATGTCGAGCCCAAGCCAATGATATCATGACATTTATCGAAAGGGAAACATGCGGTTATTAACCTATGTTTTAACTTCTCGTTTAGTCATTTTAAGATCACCTTTGGAAGCTGATGAGAGGAGGCCTTCGGCCAAGTCTAATAAGCGGCGAGCCTCACGTATAGTGAAGTTAGCCTTATTTTCCTTAGTGATTGTGGTTAAGTCTGGTTTGACAGGCTATTCACTCAATAAATTGATGGATAATACTGTTAAAGCTCCTTGTACCATATCAAGATCACCATTTCCGATTCCCTCTATGTATTCTTTTGGAATAGATAAAGGAAGTCCGAATTTGTTGATTTTTAACTTGAGATCTAATGCTTCGTCTCTCGAAAGAGGTGAACCAGAAGTATATCTTGTTAAAGCCAGTTTAACTGATTTACAGTGACTGACAAGTCCTTTCCAACCGCGATCTTTTAAGATTCGGGTTAGACTTAGAAGTAACTCTTTCCAAGGACCTTTAAGGTCTAATGGCTCGAGGACTTCAAGGATTCGATTTTCTAGATCTTTA